CAACACAAGGTAGCACTCTTACCTATTGAAAAACAAATACCTTTATTAAAAAAATTCAAGGAAGCGGTTGACGCGGTCAAGACAGGAGGAACACAGAAGGGTATTGAGGTTTTACAAGAACAATTACTAAAAGACTTTATTCCTAAAGGCCAGCCTCATGCGACTGGCGGCTTGATCCCCGGCTATGCAACCGGCGGCGTATCCAACCTTTTTAGGAGTCGTTAGTGGCCATTCCTTTTTACTATAATCCAGCAACCAATGAACTAGAGCTGACAGCGGATCCCTCTCCTTTAAGAGATTCCTTAGGCACACGCTTTGGGCTCAATGAAATTTCTACTCGCGCCAAACCCTTAAGTCCTATAAAATCCCACACTGCAGAACCTATTATACCCTCCCAGTTTGATGAGCTCTCTTTTGAAGAAATGGAAGATATTAAGAAACAAGTGAAATTCGGTGAGCAGGTTAAAGACGGAGGAAGGATTGGGTTTGACGAGGGCAAACGAGTTACTATTGAACCTAATATTAGAGAATCCACTACTACTGGTACATATTTTGTTGATAAAAAAGGGATACGGAATTCTTTTGACACACTCGAAGAGGCTAGAAAATTTATTAAAAAAATTGAGCAAGAGCTGGGGCAGAGGGTTGGAATTGGTAGGGATATTTCTTCTGAGTTATTGCAAGAGATTAAAAATTCTTATCTTAAAGGAAATTCGGCTCTTACTATTTCTAAAAATTTAATTGAGAGGTATCCTAATAAAATAGGAATTTCTGCTAGTACAATAGATAGTGTTTTAACGAAGTTAAAAACGGAAGCGGTTAATAAGGTTCCTAAGTTTACTAAAACAGAATTAAAAAATAAACCTGATATTCGAGGTATTAATCAATTTGTGGCTGTGGCTCTGGATCCTAACAAAATAGAAGCTATTAAAAAGGACGCTAAAACTTTATCCAAAACAGAAATTATTAAAAATCATAATGTTTCTATTCAATCTTTAATTAATCTTGAAAAAAAAGGATTAGTTAAATTTCCGATTAGGGGAGTGGGTAAGCCTCCTTTTAAGGCACATGTAACGGCAGATGCTGAGACAGTTTTAAAAATGTTAAAATCAGATCCTGCATTAACGACTGCAGCTATAAAAACACAAACAGGGTGGAGTGTTACTAAAACATCGGCTGCAATTAAGGCTTTAAAAAGTATTATTGAGCCTAAAGCCGGTGCGGTTAGAACGGGTTTGACGATTGAGAAAGATTTAATCAAGACTGTTAAAAATTTAAAAGCTGCTGTCTCTACAACTGAAGAGGAGTTGCTTAAGAGTGGTGTTAAAAAATCTGAAGTGGATAAAATTATGCGTTCTCGAAAAGCAGTAAGTGAATTTTTTCCAGGAGGAACTAATTTTGAACACCACCTTCCACGAAATTTAATTTCTTATATCAAGGATAAGGACCTGAGAGCACAATTAGAAGTGACGGGGTCGAGAACTTCTCCCGAACTTAATCAATTTAAATTAAGATATGATCGTTTAATGAAAGGAATCATTGATGAATTTATCGGCTCAAATGGTACTTCTAAAGACTTGGCACTTTATAACAAGAAACGGGACAACATTAGAAGTATAGTTAAAAAAGCAACAGGGGGATATGAGATAGGTTATTTAAAATTTGATCTTAATAAAAAGGCTACTCCCGTTTTATTTGCGAAAAATATTGAGCAGGGAACAAGAGCATTAGGTCCGGAAACTTATCAAAAACTCCAATCGTTTGGAAATGCTAAATTTACAAATACCCTATTAAAAAATTATAAAAATAATCCAGATAATGAAATTTATAGTACCTTGAAAAAGTATAAACCGGTGAAAGAGCTTTCGACTGATTATGTAAATCGTTATGAGACTTTAGCTAAAGAATATAATAAAATAAAACCGTATTTATCTTCAAGAGAAAAAATAATTTCTTTTGCTAAAAAGAATTTAAATAACCCTGTCATTAAAGCTTTATTTAAAAAATCTTATGGGAAATTTGGATTAGCTTTGACTACCGCTGCTTTACTTCCGAGTGCATTAGCAGCTGAAGAGCTAGACCCTAGCGACAAGGAACAAGAAGCTAGTGTTGGTGAAGGCGCTGCCGCTATTGCTGCAGGAACCATCGCTGCTAAATATCCACAAGAAATATGGGAGGGAGGAAAAAAAGGACTTAAATGGGCAGCTGAAAAACTTGCTCCTATTATGCTTCCAGGCCCAAGTCATATTTTGCATGGTGGTAAATATGATTTAACCAGTGGAAGTGATTTAAGTACCATGGCTTTTTGGAAACATGCAGCCGACTGGACGGGAAAAACATCAAAATTAGGAGATGCAACTATTCCCTTAAAGAAAAGATTAAAAGATCTAGCATGGCGAGGTTTATTACCTACAAGGTTTTTACCACTCATTAGTGGAGCTGCATCCGTTGCAGCCGGTCCGCTGTTAATTAAAGATGCAGCAGAATGGCTTCAAGGTCGTTTAGAAAAAGATAATCTTACTGGAAAAGGTGGCATTGCTGATTATGCTGGTATCATTTCAGATGAAGCCGGCGGAAGTTTATTTATTGAAGATGTGGTTAAAGAAAAACAAAAACAAGCTGCAGAAGGCATGGACTATGCACAAGGCGGCATAGCGAGTCTCATCAAATGAACCCGACGTTAACCAAGAATATGAAGCATGTGAAATGGAGCCAGATTCCTCCTGTCAAAGGCCCTGAGCCTAGAGCCTTGATTAAAGAATCAAAACAGGATAAACCTAGAAGTTTGGAGAAGAAAAATGGCAGATATCGATAAGTCTTTACCGAACGTAAAGCAAACCTTAAAAGTTCCGTCGCAACAACAGCAACTTGAAATTCAAGCTGAAGCTCAGGCTTCAACACCAACTCAGCCTGAGGTGACGAAGAACGAAGATGGCTCTGCAGAAATTACTTTTGAACCCGGTGCAGTTAATCAAGAGGGCGGTCAGGATCATTATGCGAATCTAGCCGACCTACTTCCCGATAATGTTTTAGATACATTGGGATCAGAACTCTGGAATAACTACGATGAGTATCGTAGATCTCGAAGGATGTGGGCAGACTCATACACAAAGGGTTTAGACCTTTTAGGATTTCAATACAAAGACCGAACACAACCATTTCAAGGCGCAGCAGGTGCAACGCATCCTGTACTAGCCGAAGCTGTAACCCAGTTTCAAGCGGGCGCGTATAAAGAATTACTTCCTGCAGGCGGACCGGTAAGGGCACAGATTTTAGGAAAGATTACAAGACAGAAACAGGATCAAGCGACTAGAGTTAAAGATTTTATGAACTATCAGATTTGTAACGTCATGAAAGAATACGACTCTGAGTTTGATCAAATGTTATTTTATTTACCGCTTGCAGGCTCGACCTTCAAGAAGGTATATTACGACGACTTACTTGGACGAGCGGTATCAAAGTTCGTTCAAGCCGATGACTTGGTGGTTCCGTACTCCGCTACCTCATTAGAGGATGCGGAAGCCATCTGTCATGTTATTAAAACCACTGAAAACGATTTAAAAAAACAACAGGTCTCAGGATTCTATAAAAATATCGATCTTCAGGTTCCGTATAATGAAGAAAGTGAACTCAAGAAAAAAGAAAGAGAACTAGAAGGCGTTCGTAAAGGCTGGCAAGAAAAGATTTTCACGCTGGTTGAATGTCATGTCAATTTAGATTTAGAAGGATTTGAAGATGTTGGTCAAGATGGTCAACCGACTGGGATCAAGATTCCTTACATTGTTACTATAGAAAATTCTACCCGAAAAGTTTTATCAATTCGAAGAAATTTTAAACTCGATGATCCATTGAAAAACAAAATTCAATACTTTGTGCATTTTCGATTTCTGCCAGGTCTTGGATTCTATGGCTTTGGACTCATTCATATGATCGGCGGATTAAGCAGAACGGCAACGTCTGCTCTTCGTCAACTACTTGATGCAGGTACGCTCTCCAACTTACCTGCCGGGTTTAAACAGAGAGGCATTCGTGTACAAAACGATGCTGTCTCGTTACAGCCTGGGGAGTGGCGCGATGTCGACGCTCCCGGCGGTAACATCAAAGATGCATTTATGCCGCTTCCTTATAAAGAACCGTCTCAAACTTTATTGCAGCTGATGAACATTGTTGTTCAAGCAGGACAACGATTTGCCTCGATTGCGGACATGCAAGTGGGTGATGGTAATCAACAAGCGGCTGTAGGAACTACGGTGGCTCTTTTAGAAAGAGGATCTCGAGTAATGAGTGCCATTCATAAAAGAATCTATGCGTCTTTAAAACAAGAATTTTCTTTATTATCAAATGTCTTAGCTACGTACTTACCTCCGGTCTATCCTTACGATGTCATTGGAGATCAAAAAGAAATTAAACAAGCAGACTTTGATGACAAGATAGATATTATGCCGGTTGCGGATCCTAATATCTTTTCTCAGACTCAAAGAATTGCAACGGCCCAAACAGAATTACAATTAGCTCAGTCTAATCCACAGATGCATAATCTTTATGAAGCCTATCGAGATATGTATCAGGCGATTGGCGTCAAGAACATTGATCAGATTTTACCCCCTCCACCTCCGCCGGCTCCTAAGAATCCGGCCATCGAACATATTGATGCAATTGGTGGAAAACCTTTCCAAGCCTTCAGCGGCCAGGATCATCGAGCCCATGTCACTGCGCACATAGCTTTTATGGCAACGAACATGGCACGAAACAATCCAATGGTGATTGCGGCTTTAGAAAAGAATGTCTTCGAACATATTTCGATGATGGCTCAAGAACAAGTGGAAATGGAATTTAGAGACAAGATTCAAAAGGTTCAACAGATTCAACAAATGATGACTCAAAATCCTCAACAACAACCCGACCCAAGAATTCAAGCTGAAGCTCAGAATCTTCAGTTAGAGATTGAAGCTCGTAAGGCTCAGTTGATTGCAGAGATGATGGAAGAATTCCTAGTGGAAGAAAAGAAAATTACTTCTCAATTTGATCATGATCCGATTGCTAAACTACGAGCGAGAGAACTTGATCTTAAAGCTCAAGACAATCAAAGAAAACAACAAGAAGATGAACAACGAATTGCGCTTGATCGTATGAAGGCGATGATGAATCAAAATGTTCAAGAAGAGAAGATGGAACAAAATGAAGAGCTCGCTCATTTAAGAGCCGATACCTCTTTAGAAAAACAAGCGATGTCCAACCGAGCGAAAATGCGTTCTGACGTTATGA